ATTTTATAATGGTCGGACATTTGCTCGAATACTTTACGTTGTATCCGCATCAATCCGGTTGGGACACGTTCCGCATACACCAACCCCGTTTCTTCCTCTTTGCAGTTATTGTTTCTGCTGAAATCCGGTCTTGCGGAATACTCTAATCGTTCTTTCTTGAGCCGGTAAGCTCCAGCGACAATATCCTTATTAAATTTGATAAGTTTCAGAATTGCATCGTCATCAAAGGAAAGGTCTGAATCAATAAAAACGAGGTCACTGCAATTCGAGGCCAGAAAAATATCAACACAAACATTCCGCGATCTGTCGATATAGAGATCGTTATTATAATAAGGGATTACGGTATGCCCCGCCTTCATAAGCGCAAGACAGTTCTTCAGGATGGATTCAGAACACCGTCCGTATATCCGTTCATCATAAAGTGTGACCGCAAGGAATATGTTCATTATCGCCTTTGTGAAAGGAAGGGGTGTTTCCACCCCCTCCGGTTAAAGGTTACGCGCAGAGTCCCAGGTTCACCAGAACCGCCTTCACAGCCGCTAAATCAGTGGCTAAATTAGTGGTCGTGTCCCCTGTGGTCAACGTGAGAGTTGCTTTCACAATGGGCGTAGTAAGCCCATAAAACCCGATCTTATCTGCTGAACGGCCGAAGTTAGTGCCGTCGTCATTTCCAGTTCCTAAATATTCTACTGCCATATCTAAATCCTCCTAAGTTATTGTAAATGTTTCCAAGACCGATAATATTGACGTTAGAGGTTGTCAAGAACTATATCATACTATTCCTAACCCCTTGTTCTTACAGCCCATTCTGGCCTCAAAGTCTTACAACCATAGAGCACATCGACCCTTGCTGGAAATTTATCGTTGATAATATCGTTTCCTCTCCAGAAGCGCATTGAGACTCCTTCGATATTCGCACGACTCATTCTGGCGCTCGGGTCGGTATAAAGGTCTGCCGAAACAAATGTAAAGGCATCTTTGTGATAAGCCAGATTCTGCGGATAAATTGCCGAGGCCGCGCCTGAACCACCAGCGGTAAGGTTAACAAGCGCTTTGGAACCTGCGGTGACAGACACTGTTTGTTTAACCCCACTTGCCGTCAGTTTCGGACTAATAGCAAGAGTTACAGCACCACCAGCCTCACTGGTAGCCAAGGTTGTAACCGTAAACTGTTGCAAATGAGAATATTTCTGTTTGGTTTCATCGTTTATCGCATAGACATCGGCGATAGTAAAAATATCACCAACCGCATAGGTCAATGCATTGCCAGCGCCCGTGACAACCAAGGCCGCTGAATCTTGAGCCGCAGTTATGGTGGTTATAGGCGTGGTATCCGTCCTTGTGCCGTTTGTATGGTTAGGAATCATATTGCTTTCCCACCATTTAAACCCACCGGCATGACCGATATAACCTTCCGCAAATGCACTTTCAACTTCACTTGCTTTATGAAAATAGGTAGCAAGTTTGGCTACTGTACCGGCCATCGCCAGAGAGTCCATCAATAGATGTCTATCACCTTCTGGAGCAAGTCCCTGACTAAGTTTTACTCCTGCATTCAAAACAGCTTCCAAAGAAGCGGGAGTCGTTGCCGGAGTTCCCGATAGATTGAAAACGTCCTTGTAAAGAGTCGACATGACATCATACTCAACCATTGCAGCCAGTTTATCCATTGCAGGATCAATGACCATTGCTTTGTAATCATCAACAAACATGGTCATCTCGACAGAACTCATATTTATATCGACACCCTTTTGAGTAGCCAGTGTCAGAGTCTGTGTCGTTTCTACAATGTCCTGCGTATCCATAACCGCACCGGTTCGCACAGTAAATTGATTGGGATTTTTGATCACCAATTCACCACCGTTTTTAGCTCCGGTAGCTGCATATCTCGAATCGTACTGACGGTTAATTGTTTTTATAAACTTTAACTTATTATGAAATGACGCGAGATACTCTCGTACCAGATCACCATCTTTTAAGGTTTTAATCGTTTGAGCCATAATTTATCCTCCATATTTCTTTTTTAAATTTTCTTTTGTTCTGTGTCTTTGCAATTCAAACCATTCCTGGTCTGTTAATTTACTTTCATCAACCGGTTCATGGACTCCACTCGAACCAACCGGTGTAATGGGTGACGGTGCAGACGGCACTTTTTTGGTTTTCTGTGCAATAAGCAATTGTGTTTCCAGCTTACCGATTTCGTATGACTGTAATTCAGAGGGAAGATTTGCTATCTTCTGGGCAGTTTGAATGTTTTCAGCTCTTCCGAGATAATAGGCGATTATGGGGCCGTGTTCGCTTCTAAGCAAAACGTCCCGCATGACTTTAGTAAAGACAGGAGCTTCCACTATTTCATCAAAATCTTCGTGGATTTCCCTAATCTTCTGCGCCTTGTTATTGAAATTTCGTAATGCCTCAGATTCACGTTCCTTCTGTTTAGTTTCTCGTTCCTTCTCAGTGGCCTTATTCAAATGCCATTGCATCAGGGCATCTTCGTAAGACTCCGAGGTATCAAAACTTTCTAAACGAGGTCTGTCTTCCGGTAATGAAGCCGATTGCACAGGTGAAATACTTTTTTCTATTGCTTGCTGCTTCCAGTATTCAGCCTGTCTTTCCGCTTCTCTTTGTTTCCAAGTCATTTCCGCTATGCGCTCTTGAGCGGTTTTCTTTTTTTGAGGCAATGACTTGACGATGTCGATAGGATCGGTCTCTGCTTCGGTCTCTGCTTCGGTAGCTTCCGTCCCTGTTTCCTGTGCTGGTTCTTCCGTCCCTGTTTCCTGAACCACTTCTGTCTCTTGTGCGGCTTCTGCCGAAATTTCTTCTAAATTCATTTTATTCTCCTTTGCGTCCGAAGACGGTTAATGCGCCCGAAAGCGAAAAACATAAAAATTGATAACTATAATTTTTTACTATTCAGTTTTCAAAGAACTCTTTTTTCAGTCACTGCGGCAACTGACTTTCGCTTTGTTGACTTTCACCTTGTTCCATCATCTGTTGTTGTTCGGTTGCCAGTCCTTCTTTGATTGCTTGGTGCACTTCCTCTGCCCCTGGCCAATCGCTGAACTTAAAAATAAGTGGAACAATATATGGAGCGACTGTCGGAGCATATTGACAAGCCTCGAGCATTGAAGAAACCATTTCCTGTCGTTTACTTGAGAATGATGCGCCGACAGTGGCAATCAAATCATATTTACCTACCGATAGATCATTCTCCACGGCTGGACTTCCCTGACTATCGATAGTAGGCACATTTATCTGCGCCGTAGTCTGTTCACCTGTTTCTCCCATTATCCTGACTGCTCTCTGTGTATCGTATATTTTGGGAATCAAGTCTATAATCTGTTGACCGGAATAAATAATCGCACGAGTTAAATTATCAACGAAAGCATAACTTCCTTTATCCGATTGTTCCTGCCTTGCTTTAATCGCCTTTCCACTTCTTTCGTTGCTTGCCTCTCCCTTGCTTGCCTCATACCGGCCCAAATGATCTTCAATATCATAAGCAGTGCTTTGCAACATCCCAATGATGGCATTAGGAACTTGGGTTTGCGGTTCTCTTGAAGGCTTGCTGAGTCCGGCAATGGCGTTATAACGAAGATACATACGATTTGTAATGTTAGCGTCTTCCCATTCCCGCTCAAAACCCTTGAGTTGCCGATGATCCACGATAAAAGGAGCTTTCGGCGATAATGCCACATTCTCGGTCGCCGCGGTACTCCAAAAATTGTACATCTGTTGTGGTCCCTTAGCTCCCCTGATAAGCGATAAATAATATCGTTTGCCGCTTGCCACTATTTCGTCTCCAAAAACGGGAATAATCGGAATATTAATTCCAGGCCATTCGGATTTTTCGAGGATTTCAACGCCGGTCATCTTGCACCACATAACCTTATGTGTATCAACCTGACGTTCTTTTGCTATTTGAAAACCTTCAGCCTTGATACGTTCTATCGTATTATCTTTATCTAACTCTATAATTTCACCGGTATTCAACTGCACAATATTTTTTCTTACCGGTTCTTTCCAAAAATATTCGGCAATCTTTATCCGATCATTATCCATCCAATCGCCGAAAATCTCTCTGTCACCTTCAAAATTTTGTGATTCAGCATTCTTGTATTTGCGTTCAAACTCTTTTTTATCCATCGAGTCTTCAATGAAACAATATTGAGCATCGTTCATCGTGAAGTCTTGCGCCGCAGGATCAAATAAAACAGAAAGGGGATTTATAATACGTTTAATACGAATTTCCTGATCGAAACTCTGTTCATCTTCATATTGGGTAATTAATCTAAAAAACCCTACAGAACAGGATATCGCATTACCATAGGCAGTATCATAAGCAATATTGGCGCTGGATAAATACTCAATTTGCCGGATAAGGGCATTGTATAGTTCAGCCATTTTAGGGTCGGCAACAGAATCAACAGGGATAACCGTCATTCGAGGACGATTCTGCATCTGTTCGCCCCTTAACTGACGGACAAACTTTTGCAGTTTGTTCACCGTGATAATAGGTCTATTCTCTCTTGTCTTGCGCACTTCAGCAGGCCATTGACCATGGCCGACATCGTACACAAAATTTAAATCCTCTTTTGCCTCATCATAAATATGCTTCCAACCATCGGATGCTGTTCGATAATGATCTTTAGCCTCTTTTAATATATCCTCGTCTTTAGCCATTTTCACATCCCCATCCACGCCTGCGCAATAATCGG